CTGAGCCTAAAAGATGAGGGCGATTTCTATTATGATGGAGTAGAAAGTGATTTTATAAAAGAGTTAGCACTAACCATAGATGAAACAGACGATGATGTAATGGTTACAGTTAATTATTTAATCAATCAAGGCTTACTAGAAGTTGTAACAGAAAATGATGAATACTATTTAACAGAAATACCAAACTTAATCGGATCAGAAACAGCATGGGCAGAGAAAAAAAGAAGATACAGACAAAATAAACAGAGGACATTGTCCTTAATGAGTCCAACACATGTCCGACAAGAGATAGAGATAGAGAAAGATATAGAGATAGATAAAGAGAGAGAGGGAGAGATATAAAAAGATAAAAAGTCCACCCCCATCTTTTATGGAGAATTCAAAAATGTAAGGCTAAGCAAAGAAGAATATAAAAATCTAAAAGAAAAACTAAACTCACACACAGAAATAATGATAAATAAACTATCAAGATACATGAAAAGCAGTGGAAAGACCTATCAAAACCACTATGCAACAATCTTAAATTGGTATGAAGGAGATAAAGATAAACTAACACAGAAAGGTTTAAATAAAAAAATGAACTATGATGTAGGAGAATCTTTATAGATAAAAAAGAGGTGGAAAGGTACTATTAAAGACTTTAAGTCTAAAAGGTATCAAAGTATGCCAGAGATAAAAAAATATAAATATGACACTTTAAAGGCGATTAGAAAATTAAAGAAATGCCAGAATACTTTTAGATGATAGATACGAAAAGGGTCCAATTTTCACTGTTACTCATGCAGTGTGAATTGGACCTTTTTACATAAGCAATTCTATTTCAAAATTGGTTACCAAGAAATACTTCTTTTCACTGTTAAGTATAAGAGGGTAATTTTAAACAATTTTGTTTCATCAAGATAAGTATTTTCTGATGGTTAAATTTTAAAAAGATTAATAACTCTCGATAAAATTTGAACCTTAACAATTGAATAGACCATGACAAGACATTAATTATTTTTGGAGCGTAATAACCTATCCGCCAAGATCTTTCTGCTGAATAATTCGGCAAAACAAGTACTGCTAAGCTAAAAGCAAGGGGAGAAGAAAGGGAGCGATAAGTAAGAGTTTGAATATAGGGAGGGATACCCTATTCGCTATGAAGAAAATGAGGATAATGATACTTCTAAGGTTGAAGCCGGCTCATCCTGAACAGAGGCGGAGGTGAGATTCCTATGTTGCTAATCCAAGGCACTTGTCAATGTCAAAAAACTTTAATTTTATATTGTGAGGTAAAACCTATGAATACAAAAGAAAAGAAGAAATATAAACCTAAAGAGCAAATATCAAAAGAAGATTATTCTAAAAAAATTACTTACACTCAAAGTGATAAAGAGTCCCTCGACTTACTAGATATTGTAGAACTTTATTTATGTAGAGCTTGTATAAGACTATAAGCTGGGGTGCTGACTTAAAAACTTGGGTGCGGTAAAATATAAGTGGTAGAAGAACTCCTTAATGACTATTTGCCCAAATACAAATTAAGGAGGTTTTGTGATGGAAAAATTTGCTTGTATGTATCTTCGTTTATCGAGAGAGGATGGAGATAGCACAGAAAGTAATTCTATTTCAAATCAAAGACAGATTATCAAATCATATGCAAGGGACAATGATTTTAAAGTTGTTGCTGAATATGTAGACGATGGCTTTTCAGGATCTAATTTTGACAGACCAAAATTTAAGAAGATGATTCAAGATCTTGAAGAGAAGAAGTTCAAAACAATTATTGTGAAGGACTTATCCCGTTTTGGGAGGGATTATATCGAATCAGGTAAATATCTACAAAAGATATTCCCAGAAAAAGGTATAAGATTTATATCCGTAAACGATAACTATGACAGTGAAAATGCAGATGTAAGCGATACACACTTAATTCTTCCGATAAGAAACTTTATTAATGATTCTTATTGTAGGGATATTTCTATGAAGGTTAAATCTTCAAAAGAAATTAAAAGAAAGAATGGTGAATTTATTGGTGCATTTGCTCCTTTTGGTTATAAGAAGGATAGCAAAAACAAACATAAGTTAGTCGTTGATACAGAAGTTTCACATATAATTGAAAGAATCTTCAATATGAAGATAGACGGTTATTCGTCTAAGGCTATTGCAGATTTTTTAAATAGCATAGGTTGTGTAACACCATCTAAGCATAAAGAAAATTCTGGCGATAATCATACTACTGGTTTTATTGTTAAAGACTCTAAATGGGACGCAAAAATGGTCAATAGGATTATTACAAACAAGGTCTATATAGGAGTGCTTGAACAAGGGAAAACTAGAAAACTAAATTACAAGTCTAAGAGAGAAGTAGAAGTAAATGAAGAAGATTGGATTGTAATAAACGACTCTCATAAGCCTATTATTTCAAAAAGCATTTATGCTTTGGCTAATAAGATGATGCTCCGAGATGTAAAACAATCAGCAGATATACCACATATTTTATCAGGAATGCTTTATTGCAAAGATTGTGGATCTTCAATGGTTAGAAGAAAGGTTAAGTCCAAGAATGGATATAATATTTTTTATATTTGTTCTCACTATAATAACAAAGGAGATTGCACAAGACATAGTATAAAAGAAGACTATCTACTGGATATGACTCTTTTTGCACTTAAAGATTATTTGAAAAAATATAATGAGCTACTAAGTCAAGTTAATAAGTTAGATGTATCAAAAGTTACATTTAATATTGACTTTGAAAGCTTAAACTCAGAAAAAAGAAAGTATGAAAGACTTAGACAATCTTTATATATGGACTTAGAAGATGAACTTATAACTTCTGAAGAGTTTGAAAGGTTCAGAAAAAATTATCTTATTAAAATCAGGGAAATAGAGAAACAAATTGCTACAAAGAAAAATATACTTGCCAACGTGCAAGAAAAGATGAAAAATAAGGACAGTTTGGTTTCCGAAATTGTTCCCACTGATTTAAGTAGTCTAAATAGGCTAACAATTGTATCTTTTATAGATAGAATTGAAATCGGAGAAAATAATGAGATTAATTTTGTCTTTAATAATTTGGAAACAGTTAACTTACTGAAGACCCTTATAAAAGAAAAAAGTGAAAGCAAGTTCGAAGTAAAGAAGAATTTGATTTCAATAAATAAGGTATTTGGAAATGCTCTTGAAAATAAGACTCCAATGCAATTAGCTGGAGGTGTTTTATAATGGCAAGAACTTCCAAAAGATATATTGAAAAGAAAAGCGAAAAGACAGAAAGAAAAGTCTTTAAGGCCGGAATTTATACAAGGCTATCCAACGAAAGAACAGAAGAGTGGAGAGAAAAATCATACTCAATAGAAACTCAAATACTGTCTTGTAAAGAATATGCATTAAAAGAAAATATAGATGTTTTAGAAGTTTACACTGACTATGAATATAGTGGAACAAACTTTGAAAGACCATCATTTCAGAATATGATGCAAGATATTAGGGATAGAAGAATCAATTGCATTATTATCAGAGATTTATCAAGACTTGGAAGAGAATATCTCGAAATGGGAAGATTGATTGATAAAGTTTTTCCATTTTTAGGTGTTAGATTTATTTCTGTTAATGATAAATTAGACACAGTCAAAGAAACAGATTCAAAGAAATCTTTTGAGGTTACTCTTAAAAATATTATCAACGATATGTATGCTAAGGATATTTCAGTTAAGATAAAAACCTCAAAACACAATAGGGCAAGAAACGGATACTTTATTGGTTCTGTTCCACCTTATGGCTACAAGATTAAAAAATCTAAAGAAGGTCAAAAACTTGTAATTGATGAAAATGTTAGATTTATAGTGGAAGAGATGTTTGAATTAACTCTCCAAGGCAAAAGCCAATATGAAGTAGCAAAGCATTTTAATGAAAAAGGCTATGCTCCTGGAATGATTTACTATAAAACTGGGAGAGTCTACAGAGAAGATGATGATCCTGAATGGAATAAAGGGACAATTTCAAAAATGCTTACAAACCCAGCTTATACGGGGACTTTAGTACAAGGAGTTAAGCAACAAAATCTTGCAAAAGGAATTAAGCAACATTTTGTAGATGAAAGTCAGTATATAATTTGTGAGAATGCACATGAAGCAATCATTTCTAAGGAAGTTCACGAAAGAATCTTACGAGAAAGACGAGAGAGAAAGAAAAATCATGTTTTCAGTTCGCCAATGCACAATTTTGAAAATAGGGACTATGAGAACAGATTTAAGAGTCTTGTAATCAATAATAATACTGGCAAAGAACTTAATAGAAGAACTCGTATCTATGGTAAGAATAAAGATAGACTTTACTATTCATTTCAGAATGAGAGATTTAGTGGAAGTATAAAACCCGAAAAATCAGTATTCATTATGGAAAGAGATTTAGATCAGGCTATTAGTGATAAGATTTCTGAGTTTATTATGAAGACAACTAGCAAGACAAAATTTGTTAATAGAATTAAAGCTAGATTTAATAAAGCAATAGATACTTTTAAGAAAGACATTGAAAATCTTAAAAGAAAAAATCTAAATGAAGAAAATATCATTCAAAGAGCCTATGAAGAATACAGTCTAGGTAAGATTGTTAGAGATGAGTATCTATTAAAAAGAGAGATTGCTCAAAGTCATATGGCTACATTTGATAACGAGATTTCATCAATTGAAGTTAATATATCAAAGCTTAAAAAAGAAAGATTAAAATCAACAAAATGGATAAATGATTTATACGCTTCAAAAAATTTGGAAAAGCTACCTGGCGATTTAATCCATAGCTTAATTGAAAAAATAATAGTTTATGATAAACATGAATTTGAAATAGTCTTTAAATTCAATATAGATAATTTGGTAGGAGGAACATGCGATGAGTAAGATTGCTCTTTATATTAGATTATCCGTTGAAGATATGATAAAGACTGATGAGAGTGAAAGTATCATAAACCAAAGAGCATATCTAAATGATTATCTCGACAAGAATGAAGAATTTAAAAACTTCAAGAGAGAAGAATATGTTGATGACGGATACTCTGGAACAAATGAAAATAGACCAGCCTTTCAAAGAATGCTCGAAGATGTAAAGAAAAATAATATCCAGACGATAATTGTAAAAGACCTGTCCAGATTTATGAGAGATTATATAACACTTAGAGATTATCTTGAAAATATATTTCCATTCCTAGGAGTAAGATTCATAGCAATTAATGATGGCTATGATAGTGACAAAGAAAAAGGAAATGGAACAGATTTAGATATTCAATTCAAGGGACTGTTATATGATTTCTACACAAAAGATATTTCTGAAAAAGTAAAGTCATCAATGACCACACTTAAAAAGCAAGGAAAGTTTTTAGCTTGGAGTCCACCATTAGGATATATGAAAGATCCTAATGATAGACATAAAATCATAGTTGATGAAGAAACAGCTTGGATAGTAAAGAAGATTTTCAAACTTGCACTAGATGGTATATCTTCAAGAAATATAGCTAAGATATTAAATGAAGAAAAAATTCCAACACCATCAAAAAGAAAGAGCGAATTAACCAATCTTGACTTTGAATATTCAATAATCAGAACTGCGAAAAAACCTAGACCAACTTGGACTAATGGCAATGTAATAGATGTATTAGCAAATGAAAATTATACTGGAACTTACACTTTCAATATGCAAGATAAGTCAGTGTTAAATCCATCTTCTTTTAAATTCAAACCAAAAGAAGAATGGGGAAGAGTTGAGAATAACCATGAAGCTATTATATCTAAAGAGGATTTCGAAAAAGTACAAAAGATAAAAGAGAAGAATCTGTTTATGAAAGGTAAAAATACCGATTATGAATGGAGGAAAAAATCTCCACTACAAGGTTTTGCAAAATGTCCAACTTGCAATCACATTTTAGGATGTGTTCAATCAAAAAGAAAACGACAAGATGGAAGCATAAGAGTTCACACATATTTTACTTGTAGGATATGTAAGTGTAATAATGTAAAACATAAGAACTCAAGAGCAGGAAGCCTTGAAGAGCAAGTATTTGAAGCAATAAAGAAAAAATATGGTTTAGAAGATTCAATAAAGGATGAAAAAGTAAAAGTTAAACCTATGGAAAAATCTATCGAAGATCTTGAAGCTAAGAAAATGCAAAATTTTGAGAAGTATAAATTAGGCAAGATGAATAGACAAAAATTCATTGACTCTAAAAATTTGATAGATGAAGAAATACAAGCAATAAAAGAAAAAATACTAAAAGCAAAAGAAGAAAAAGAAGTAATAGACAGCACTAAACTTACCAGAGAATTGATGGAGAAATATATAGACTCAGTATTCTGTGAAGGAAACGAAGTGTTGAACATAATATGGAAGTAGAAAAGGGAGTGAGCAATCACTCTCTTTTAAATTACATAACTATAATCCCTTTTTTGTCATAAGCTTGACATGAGAGGGAACAGGAGGGTTTTTGACCTCTTGGCTAAAGGAGTTGAAGAAAGAAGTAAAGACTGTGGCTGATGAAGGAGCCTTTAGCAGGTCCATCTATGGCATAGAGAAAAAGCAATTTCCCTATATGCTCTGCATAACCAACATGCTAATCCATGACATGGATCTACCAGAAATCTACCACGACAATTCCCTCCTAAGAGATGTCCTCGACTATACAGATGAAGATAAATTTGATGTAATTTTGATGAATCCGCCCTATGGTGGCTCAGAAAAAGAAGATGTCAAAAATCACTTTCCAGCTGATCTTGCTAGCTCAGAAACTGCCGATTTATTTATGTCGGTAATTATGTATAGGCTAAAAGAAAAGGGCAGGGCTGCTGTTATCCTTCCTGATGGTTTCCTCTTTGGCTCAGATAATGCCAAGCTTAATATAAAGAAAAATCTTCTAGAAAACTTCAACCTCCACACCATAATAAGGATGCCTAATAGCGTCTTTGCTCCTTACACTTCAATAACTACCAACATTCTTTTCTTTGACAATACTGGTGAAACTAAAGAAACTTGGTTTTATAGGATGGATATGCCAGATGGCTACAAGAATTTCTCAAAGACTAAGCCAATGAAGCTTGCGCATTTCGATAAAGTTATCGACTGGTGGGATAAGAGAGAGGAAATTGAAATAGATGGCTTCTATAAGGCTAAAAAATTCACAAAAAAAGAACTTGTAGAAGACTTATCCTACAATTTCGACCAATGTGGCTACCCTCATGAAGAAGAAGTCATCCTAGACCCAATGGATTTAATCTATGAATACCAAGAAGAAAGACAGACCCTAAATGCCAATATTGACAAAATTCTAGGAGAAATCACAAGAAAACTTGGAGGTCAAAAATGACTCCCCAAGAATTAAAAAATTCTATCTTGCAAAGGGCTATAGAAGGAAAGCTAGTAGAACAAAGAAAAGAAGAGGGAACAGGAGAAGAGCTATATAAGCTTATCCAAGAAGAGAAAAATAAACTCATTAAAGAAGGGAAAGTCAAAAAACAAAAACCCCTTCCTGAAATTACAGAAGAAGAAAGACCTTTTGATATTCCTGAGTCTTGGAAGTGGGTAAGGTTGGGTGATGTATTTCAATTTATAAATGGAGATCGAGGAAAGAATTATCCAGCAAAAAGTAAGCTCAAAGAGAATGGCGATATTCCATTTATAAGTGCAATAAACCTTAAAGATGGCACTGTTGATGAAAATAATCTATTATATCTAGATATAAACCAGTATGAAAGACTAGGAAGTGGTAAATTATTAAAAAATGATATAGTTCTTTGTATCAGAGGCTCTCTTGGAAAAAATTGTATCTATCCTTTTGAGAAAGGTGCAATTGCTTCCTCATTGGTAATTTTAAGAAATTACAAAAAAATTAAGCTAGAATTTGTTCTGAATTATTTAAACTCATATCTATTTTATTCAGAAACAAAAAAATACGATAATGGAACAGCACAGCCTAATCTTTCTGCACAAAATGCTAAAAAGATCTTACTCCCCCTACCACCATTGAAAGAGCAGGAAAGAATTGTAGAAAAAATTGAAGACCTAATGCTCCTTGTTGACAAGTATGGAAAAAATTGGCAGATGCTTGAGGACTTAAACAAGAAATTCCCAGAAGATTTGAAGAAATCTCTCCTCCAAGAAGCAATCAAAGGAAGGCTAGTCGAGCAAAGGAAGGAAGAGGGGACAGGGGAAGAACTTTTTGAACTTATTAAGGAAGAAAAAGATAAATTTATCAAAGAAGGAAAAATCAAAAAACAAAAACCCCTCCCAGAAATCACAGAAGAAGAAATCCCCTTTGATATACCTGAGTCTTGGAAGCGGGTTAGGTTGGGAGAAATTACATTAAAGTTAACCGATGGTGCACATAAGACTCCAACTTATACAAATGAAGGGATACCATTTCTCTCGGTAAAAGATATCAGTTCTGGAAAAATTGATTATTCAAGTTGTAGGTTCATATCAAAAAAAGAACATGATAAACTTTTTGAAAGATGTAATCCTGAAAGAGGAGATTTACTTCTTACAAAAGTTGGAACAACAGGTATCCCCGTTGTTATCGACACTGATGAGGAATTTTCTTTATTTGTAAGTGTGGCATTACTTAAATTTCCTAAGAAACTAATTAATATTTATTTTTTAAAACACTTAATTAATAGTCCACTTGTTCAAGTGCAGGTAAAGGA